TATGGCATTCTTTGAGTATCACTTTCACTTCAAGTTTCCAAACTTTGAAGACACCATGTTGCTCCATTACCTCATAGACGAGAATCCCGGAGGGCATGGCCTCAAACAACTTACAATGAAGTTCACTCCGTATGGCGACTACGAGAAGCCAATGTACGATTGGATTGACCAGTACAGAAAAGAGCACGGTATCCTAAAAGACCAGTTCAATTGGGGCGATATTCCCTTTGATGTAATGAAGACCTATGCAGGTATGGATGCTTTATGTACTCTTTTGATTTACGAAAAGTTTGTAAAAATTAAACAGAATTCAAAGCTCAAGTGGGTATATGACAACATTCTTATTCCAGGTACTCGATTCCTTATTGACACCCAGGACAACGGTGTACCATTTGATAAGAAGCGTTTGTACATCGGTCAGGATGCTATGCAGACAGATATTGATAATGCTATTACTGCTTTGTATGAAAACGATAACATAAGGAGATTCGAAGAATTAAATGGAAAACCTTTTAATCCTAATAGTACTATGCAGCTCCGTAGTCTTATGTTTGACTTCCTGGGCTTACGTCCGACTGGAAAGAAAACTGGTACGGGCGCAGATTCTACTGACGCGGAAGTGCTCAAGGAACTCAGCCTTCAAAGCGATGTACCTAAGCGAATCTTGGATATACGACAAAAATCAAAAATCAAGAATACTTATCTTGATAAGATCATACCTCAGCTTGACCGAGACTCTCGGCTACGCACGGGTTTTAATCTGCATGGTACTACTTCTGGCAGGCTTTCTTCTAGTGGTAAGTTGAATATGCAGCAACTGCCTAGAGACAACCCTACTGTAAAGGGCTGTATCAAAGCTGCTCCAGGACATAAAATTGTTGCAATGGATTTGACTACAGCAGAGGTATATGTAGCCGCAATCCTTGCGAATGACAAAGCACTTATGGATGTATTTCGTAGTGGAGGAAACTTTCACAGTACAATTGCTCACAAGGTGTTCCGCCTTCCTTGTGACGTAACAGAAGTAGCAGAGCTATACCCTGATAAGCGTCAGGCCGCTAAAGCCGTTACATTTGGTATTATGTACGGAGCAGGGCCGGCAAAAATCAGCGATCAAGTTACAAAAGACAGCGGTAAGTATTTTTCTAAACAGGAGGCTCAAGAAGTTATTAGTGATTACTTTAGAGCTTTCCATAAATTAAAGGCGTGGATTGATGACAATCAAAAATTTATTGAACAAAATGGGTTCATTTATTCTTTCTTTGGTCGGAAGCGCAGGCTCCCCAACGTTGAATCCACCGACGCCGCTATCCGCTCACATAGCGTTCGTTCTGGTCTTAATTTTTTGGTTCAGTCTGCTGCTAGTGATATTAACCTCCTTGGAGCAATAGACATGGGAGCTTATATCAAAGCAAAAGGTATGAAAGCGCGTATATTTGCACTTGTACACGACTCAATTCTTGCTGAAGTACCAGAGGATGAAATTGAACATTATAACGAGAAATTACTCCAATTTGTACAAATGGATAGGGGACTTAGTATTCCTGGGGCTCCCGTCGGATGTGACTTCGAAATCGACGAAGACTACTCAATGGGAAAGTTTGCAAAAATGTATGGTGATACACTATAAAAATGTAAATAAGTTACGGTTTCCCGTATACATCCTGCCCTCTGGTAACTGGGAGAGGCAGGATGGCTTATTATTTCTCGATGGGTCGATTGTAGACGATAGGAATATGGAGGGAGACACTCTTGGTATTCGTCGACTACAAACACCTCACAGAAACTTACACTCCCTAAAGCATCAAATAGATGACTTTAGAGGTTTAGTAAAGTGTAAAGAAAAAACTTTTATAGATACAAACGGCACACCGTTTATCTATGAAAAGACTGAGTTTTGTAAATTAAAATACTACAGAATTAAGTCTATAGTACAAAAGGACACTGTTTCGCTTCTAAAGCTACACGGAGTAAAACAACCTTTTGTAATCCCTCGACCTCCAGCTAGTGATATGCGGTATGCTGGAGTTCTTCATTATGGCCCCTTACCATGGGTATTATACGAGTATTCCGAAGACCGCCGTCCGGACACTCGAAGAAAAGTATAAATTATATGGGCAGACGATCTAAAACTTTACAGGGTGCAAACTTAGAGTTGCAGGAGATTGAACCACTCACACAGAACCAGCTTCGAGCTTTTGAAAGCGACAAGAACATGGTTCTGCATGGAGTAGCGGGAACAGGTAAAACATTTATTGCGTGTTACTTCGCCTTTGATGACATGATTAAAGGTGAGTATGATAAACTCGTACTTATTCGTAGTGCCGTTCCTACTCGGGACATAGGATTCCTACCAGGGACCGAGAAAGAAAAAGCATCAGTCTATGAAGAGCCTTACAAAGATATTTGTATAGAACTCTTTCAGCGCGGAGATGCGTATCAAATCTTAAAGACCAAAGCACTTGTACATTTCATGACAACTTCATTTATTCGTGGCGTAACTCTAAGAAACGCAACGATTATAGTAGATGAGTGCCAAAATATGTCCTTTCACGAGTTAGATTCTATTATTACTCGTGTTGGGGAAGGTTGTAGAGTTATCTTTTGTGGGGACTTCCGACAGGCAGACCTCTCAAAGAATGGACTACGAGACTTCATTCGCATACTAAAAGCAACTGAAATGTTCGATGTTGTTGACTTTGAAGTTCACGACATTGTGCGTAGTAACTTTGTTAAAAAGTATATCATAGCAAAAGATCAGTTAGGATTATAATGAAAGCAGTTCTTAGTAATCGTATTTTTATGGAGTGTACTCCGGAGCACCGAAAGGTCTTGTCCGACGAACTAACGTACAAGATTCCTTCTCAAAATCCGAATGACCCTCCACAGGTTATTAAGAATCTGCAGCGGGTGCGCGAAAATCTGGTATCTATACCAATCGGACGAACGGACCTGATACCAGACGACTATGAAATTGTCGAAAAGCGTTTAGATATTCCTGCTGACTTTCCAGAATTCGCATTTGAACTACGGCAGAGTCAGCAGGATGTTTATGACAATTTGAATGATAACTGTATTATCAACGCTTGGGTAAGTTGGGGAAAGACTTTTACAGGTCTTGCAATTGCAGGGAAGTTGGGCCAAAAAACACTCGTAGTAACGCATACTGTGCCACTACGAAATCAATGGGCCAAAGAAGTGGAGAAAGTATATGGATTTAGTCCCGGCATTATTGGGAGTGGTCGGTTTGAGCTTGATAAGCCTATTGTTATTGGCAATACTCAAACTTTGTACCGGAATATCGAGAAAATCAGAAAAGAATTCGGAACTATAATACTCGATGAAATGCACCACGTGTCTTCACCCACCTTTGCAAAAATTATTGATACTAGTCATGCTCGATATAAAATAGGGCTGTCCGGTACAATTGAGCGCAAAGATGGAAAACACGTAGTTTTTCGTGATTACTTTAGTCCGAATATATTTAAACCGCCAAAAGAAAACTTTCTTACGCCTAGTATACACATATACCGGTCTGAAGTACGTTTTCCAGATGGCGCAAGCATTCCTTGGGCAAAACGAGTGAATGCAATCGCAAACAATGACGAATACCGCCACTCTGTTGCTATGTTAGCGTCTGCTTACGCAGCAAAGGGTCATAAGGTGCTCGTGGTGTCAGATCGAGTTCACTTTTTAAAGAGCTGCGCCGAACTGACTGGTGAAAAAGCTATATGTGTTACGGGTGAGGTACCGCATGAGCAAAGAGAGACGCTAATAAATGAAATACTACATGGAGACAAGAATGTTTTATATGGAACTCAAGCAATTTTTAGTGAAGGCATATCCGTCAATACTCTTTCTTGCCTTATACTTGCCACTCCTATTAATAATGAACCATTACTTACCCAGCTTATCGGGCGGGTTGTTAGGAAACATGATAATAAGCGCGATCCAGTAATTATTGACATTCACCTTAAAGGAAAAACTGCCCAAAGACAAGCGTCTAACAGAATGGGCTACTACATGAAACAAGGTTATTCAATTAAACAGCTTTGAGCATAGAAAAACACTTCTTGACAAATGCCCTAAATGAGAGTATAATATGTTGTTCTACGATTGGAAAAAGATGTTTGAAGCGGCGGAAGGAAGTCCTTTGGCGCTTTTTATCATCTTTAAAATGCTTGCAACAGACGCAGTACCAAGGAATAAATACGATGACATTTACAAATATGCTGGAAAGCATTTTTATGGCGAATCCTTCCTTATTCATCCAGATGTACTACTGCATAGCTGTCACAAGCATGAGTATCGTGAGATCGCCCAGTATCTTGCGGTAGCTTCAATGCGTCCGTACGCGGACTATTTAACGACTGGGGAAACCACACTTGATCTACTCCAATGTGAGATAGAACAAGAATATTTTGAAGACAACAGCCTACTACGCATAGAAGATGGCAAAGTTCATTTTCTATACGAAGAAGTCACACAGGAGAATTTACACTAATGGCACTATCATTTAACAAAGCCGCTGGCGGCGCTAAAAAATCATCAATCACTTCATACTCATACCGAGACGGCGACAACGAATTACGACTCGTTGGCGATGTACTTGCACGCTACGTTTACTGGCTAGAAGGCAAGAACGGTAAGAACATTCCTTTTGAGTGCTTATCTTTCGACCGTAATGAAGAGCGATTCAACAATCTTGAGAAGGATTGGGTTCGTGAGTACTATCCAGACCTAAAGTGTGGCTGGAGCTACGCTATGCAGTGTCTTGATAACGGCGAAGTAAAAATCGTTAATCTCAAGAAGAAGTTGTTTGAAGCGATTCTTACAGCAGCAGAAGACCTGGGTGATCCTACAGACCCAGAAACAGGTTGGGACGTTAAGTTCAAGCGTGTTAAGACTGGACCACTGCCCTACAATGTAGAGTACCAGTTACAAGTACTAAAGTGCAAGCAGCGACCTCTTAGCGAAGAT